TAGATCTGCTTGAAGTCCGCAACGTTGTCTTGAATAATATCCGGGTAGCCGCAGATGTGAAGACCTGATGCGTCTACATACGGAGCAAAATATGCCATTAGGAGTTACCTCCAATCGACGCAGAGGACCCAAGGTTGGTGCTTATCGCTACCGGGCCGAAAGCGGTATTCGCCGTGGCGCTGTAGGTGAACCTCCTCGTTTTGCCATCATAACGAACGGTTCCATCCTGTACGGAACTCACAAAGGGTGTCCCCTGCACGACGTTGTTCAAGAGCCCGGCCATGACCTGCTGGTTGCGCGCGGTTCCTGGAGACCCAAGGATCGACTGGAACATTGGCGTTCCCAACTGAAGCGACTCCCACCACTCGCCCTTAAACAATAGCAGCCTCGTGTAGATGGCCTGAGTGACCGCGTAGATGTCCACCAGCGAAGACTGCGGTTGCAGGATCGGGTCATTCGTCGCGTCAAGTCGTAGGTACTGGATCTGACTAATGGACCACCCCCACATTGTCTCCATTGCGGTAGAGCTGCCCCGGCGTCAAGCCTGCCAGCAATGCAGCCGCGTTGTTCGCATAACTCGCCAAGCCGGAAATACTGTACTTCGTCCCGCTTAAGTTCACGTTGCCGTTGGCCGTTAAGTCCACATCCGTATCTGAAGATGTGAGCGTCACCTTTTTCCCGGTCAGATTGACGTTCCCCCCCGATGCCGTTCCGTCCGTGTCTCCCGTGGTGTCGAACTGGATCTTCGGCGCCGTCAGCGTAATCCCAGCCGCTGCCACATCAATGATAACAGTTCCGTCATTCGAACGCACTTGAAGAGAGTTGGTCGAATAGTTGCCCAGCATGTTGGGCAAGCTCTTCATTCCAGGGTAAAATCCGCAGTCCCAGAAGTCATGACGCCGGCGCTCGTGCTGAGGCTGGATAATAGGGGCTCCGGGAGGTGGCTGGACTCCGCTGTTTTTCCACCAGAGGTCAATGCACGTATCGCAAAAGATAAGCATCCCCTCGTCACCGGCTTGGACAGGGACCGTGATTGTGAATCCCCCGGCCCCCAGCAGCATGAGTGGAACGTTGTCGATCACAGGAAGTGCTATCCATTGCGGCCCGGCAGGCTGCTGCACAAGCTCAGTGATAGCGACTTTAACAGATACGGTCTGATTCTGCGTGTTGAAAGACTGCACGATTCCGGGAGATGCACAACGCAACTTAACCCCGAACTGCTTGAGCATGATTTTCCATTGCGCCGTTTCAGCGTAGGTCAACTGCTCGGGAGTGAGAGAGAGTGGCGGAAGGCTCATTGAGCACCTCCGCTCACCGGAGAGAAAATACCCTTCAAATATCCTTGGGCGTAGGTTGGCTGAATGCCGTTAACTTCGGTGTACCACGCTTGGCCACGCGAGTCGCCCCGGTGCCGGATCTGCGTGGCAAAGAAGTTCAAGGGTGTGTCCAGCGGCGTTTGAACGGTTGGGACTTGGACCTTCGCCTGGGATATCACCGTTCTTTCAAGATGCACCAGTATGGGAGGGTTCTTAACGACCAGGCGAGGGTCAAGCAAGACGTTCATGATGACGCCAAATTGCGTCTGCCGCGGGACTCCGATAATGGTCCTACTCACATTCCCCCCCCCGTTCTGCCCTGCAACATATCCCGGAGGGTTGGGTGGTGCATAGGTTATTGCTGCGGCTGGAAGCTTTGATCCAGGCGCGGCCAACTCTGTGAGATTGGCATTTACGCCATCTTGGTAGTGGACAAGGAAATTATCGTCAGCCAACTGCGAGAGGAAGTCTGGAAGCTGGCCAAAGAACCCGCGTCCGCGCGGATACTGCTTCGCCTGGATTGCCGCTTGCGCAGCGGGCCCCAAGTTCACGTTGAAGGGAACACCAGACTTGTTCTGAGAATTGACTTCGCCAATCATCTTTTGGAGCACGTCATACTGGGTGCTCATGATACCGTTTCTCGCCTGCACGAATGCGTTGTTGAGCAATGGGATGCTGGCAATGCAATGGAACGTGAACTTCTGGTCCACCACATTCTGTCGGTCGAACATCATTTGGAGAACGGGTCCGTCCCAAATGATGCCGTAATTGTTCTGTGTTTCCTGGTTGCCAGGAGTCGATTGGTAACCGGCCTTGAGCGTGACGCGGGTTGCGTTCTGTACAAGGTTCTGCATGTCCGGCTGATTAAGGTTGTACACGTCTATGTCCGCGTACCAGTACGGCGAAGGAAGCACGCTTTGAAGAATCTCGAAGGTGATGCGCAGTGCGCGCGGCTCCCAGAGCGAGCTTGTCAGTGTCTTTGTTTCCTTGGGAGAGTACACCGTCAACTCATAAGAACGCAGCCAGTTCGGGATGGTTTGCGTTGCGCCCATCAGATCCCTTGAGCCTCCCGGTAGCTTTGATTGGAATCCCACAAGAGCGACCACGCAGTCCCAAGGTCATTGATAAGCGGGTAGTCAGCCTGCGAGTTTCCGTTGTTGATAATGAACGCCTCACCGATCTGTAGGTGTTCTTGCTGAGCGAGCAGATTTGCTCCCGGCCACCACCCGGTAATAAGTGGAATCGAGTCGAGCAAGACATTTCCGTTCACATCGGAAACCGTCATAACCCAGTATCCCGCCATCGAGGACCATGTGATGTTGAAAGTAAGCGTCAAGGGTTGGCCGTTCACTTGGAGTTGGCAAGTGAAGGTCTGGTTGGGGCTGGAATTAACTGGCACGATTTGAGGCATATTTTATTTTTCTCCTTATCCATGCCAATTTACATCGCTCAGACCAGTTTTCTTGTCTTTGTTGAGCTTCCGATAGATGTTTTTTGTGTTCTTCGCTAAATCTGTGTGCCTTTAATTTCTCGATACAGGCTGCTCGCTTTACGGGATCTTCCCATCGTGCTTTGGTTGCTGCTGATGCAGCTAGCCGTTGACTTTCACCGCTTGATTTTCCCCAGCGATGATTTTTTGGTCCGGCTTGACTCTCTCCAATCTTACTCCTAGTCAACTCTGAAACGACGCGACCCTTATTTGACTCAGATATTTTTTTCCTGGTTTCCATCGAAACAAGTTGACCTTTTTTTATCTTGCTCATTCTCTCGCAATGCTCCTTGCTTCTTTTTTTACCGCGATTAGCTTTAACGATCTTTTCAAGAATTTCAGGTATCGGTTTTCCTCCCTCTCCTCCAAGCGTCAAGTTGTATCCTTTAGGAGCTGCACAATCAAGGCGCTCTATCCATTCAATTTCTTTTCTACCCAATACCTCTTCTGGTATACCAGATTCAACAACTTCAAACACGAACGCCTCAATGCCGTATTTCCTTATACTCTTATGAAAGTAATACCTAGAACCGTATTTGCTATGGCAAGCGTGCTCCATGATCCTAATCGGCAATTCTCGTCCAGTCTTCCCTATATATATTTTCCCTGTTATTTTGTTCGTGGCCTTATAGATGATTCCGGTTTCTGGTTCCATTATATCCCTCCAATCAGGTTTGGAAGGTTGCTGCAATTCACGCTGCACCATTGGCCAGAGCCGAGAACGTTCTGGGCTTTCGGGATTGATGAAGCCACCGCGCTTGTAACCTTGCTGCTGCTCACTTGGGCTGCCGTTGGTGGAGTCGGATGAACCTGGCCGGTCTGAGTTTGATTCGTGTCATACGGCCGCGCGCTGTCCGCAACCACTTGGGTGTCAGCAACGAAGATTTCTTCGAATGTAACCCGCGCCTTTAGCCCTGCGTAAGTTTCAACTGTCTCCTCGGATGGATTGTTCACGATCAGCATGTTCTGGTAGGTTCGGAGCTTCGTGATAATCACCAGGGGAATGCGCGCGAACTGCATTGCCAGCAAGACCTGATAAGCTGATACGCTCTTTGTGGCCCCGCCAACCCACAATCCAACCGCGTAGGCATCCTGAGCATCCGACATGCCGACTTCGAGTGTCACCCGCGCTGGTTCAAGGTAGGCATGGTCGGAGATCGAAGCTCCTGTCTGGACAGGGTGTGCTGTCTTTGTCACTCGTTGATCGTGGTCAACTCGCGTCACCACGTCGAAAACGTAAACGGTCTGGTCCGATGGCAGGGTAGCGTTTACACCCTCCGAACTGTATTGTGCGGTGTTCGGTTGCCCCGGAAACACCAACATGACCGTTTGGATGCCGAGAGCCTGGCCCCACTGCGCTGGCCGGTAGGGCCCGCTTCCGTAGCTGGTCGGAGTTAGTTTTGAGTTACCCACCTGTATGCGCCCATCCTTGAAATTCTACGAATTGACGCTGAACTCTAAGCGCCCTCTCCCACTCGATAGCTTTTATGGTCCGCTCTGCCTCCATCGCAATGGCCTTGGCATCTCCGGAAGGCGCGTTGATGTTGATCTGATAAATTGGTTGGCCCTCAAGGCCGGCTTGGCGCCGCATCCCTCCCGCGTAGTTGCCGATGTCTTCTTGGCTTGCCGGAGCGTTGGCTCCATGCGTGTAGTAATGACCCTTTGCCAGATAATCGGCCATTCCCTCAATCGTCGTTGGCTTTTCCATGCCCGCATATCGCCGGCTGCTGAGAGTCTGCACATAGCGGTCTGTGAAGTCTTGCAAGCTCCCGAATGATTCCCAGTGGCCCGGCCCACCGATGCCAGCGTAGTTTCCTGGAGCAACCGGCTTGCGGAAGCTATCAGACTCGAATTCCCATTGGCGGTAAATCAAGTCAGGAGGAATCCCGAGTTTCCTTCCCGCGGCCTCCGCATACTGCCTCATATCCTTCGCAAAGCCGGCCTCTTCCATCATACTTAGAGTATTCGGCAAACGCTTGAATTGGTCATACAGGGATCCGGCCGCGCCCCCAATACCAGCACCCAATACGGCTCCCGGAAGCCCCCCCAGCGCAAAGCCTGCGGCAGCCCCCAAGGCCGCACCTGTTCCCATGCGAACCTTGAGACCTGCCTTCTCAGCTTCGGCCAGAGCTTCTGCGTACTTCCCTGAGGCCGCAAGCGAAGCTGCATTGATGACGTGAAGCAGAATGCTCTGGGAGTCCACCAGAGCCAGCGCCAGGCCGGCCACGCCGTCCGTTACGTGTTTGATGGCCACCGCCATCTTATCGAAGCTCGCCACGGTTCCTTCTATGGATTTGTCCCCAGTGAACAACCCCACTAGGTTCTGGAACGTCACAGCGAACTGCTGCGCCAACTCAACCGTGTCGGAGAATATCGGCTTAAGTTTACTCACCATCCAGTCGGAGATTTGAGGAAGATGCTCAATCAGCCATTGGTTGTATCCCTGAAAGCGCCGTAGCAGGCCGTCCACGTCAGTGCCCATGGCCTTGGCAAA